ATGTGCTGTAAGTAAGAAGTGTCGTGCCATTGTAAACTTTTAGATCAGCTACTGCAAAAAACTCAAAAGGTACAGAAAAACTAGTCTGTCCAGATGTAGCTGTATACTGTACTCTAGGTGTTGTATCGCTTATTTGAAGTGCCATTTAATATAAACCTTTTTCTATTTTATCAAATACATTATCTAAATACCATATATTCTGGAAAGGTAAAGTTTTTCGTATTGCTCTAGCAGTTGTATAGTCATGTGTTCCTTTACCCCAATCTAACATAATATCATATAAATTAGCTATATATGATGCAGTAGGTCCAGCTAATCCCATTTTTTGCTTAAATGTTGGTTCATATTTTCTACCTGCACCAATCATTGGAGATAAACCTAATCTATTATTAGAAAGAGTTTCTACCATTCTATTTACATCAGTAAATATACCGAGTATTGCTGATCTATCTATTGCAGATATTAATTTATCTTGAAATTTCTTTTTAGAATAATCTCTACCAAATTGTCTTTGTCTAAATGAATCTACCATAGCTCCTAATGACACTAATCCAACAACTCCTAACATAAAATTAGTATCTTTTTCTTGTAAACCTCTCATTAAAATACGTTGAGTAGCACCCATACCAAACTTTTTAAATTGTGCCAATACACCACCCAATTCTCTATTCATCCATAAAGGAACATCTCCTTTTCCTGGAGTAACAATAGTAATATTAATATCTTTTTGTAATGCTGATAAATAAGTATCTCTAGCTACCTTGTCAGTCCAATTATCTGTTCTTCCTACTCTTAAACTTTTATAACCAGCACTTTCTCCAGCACCTTTACCTAACCCATGTTCTTGATATTGTTTATAAATTCTTTTAGCCATAACATCATCTATAAATAAGTTTGCTAATTGTGCTTTTTCTTTAGTACCAATTTTTTTACCTTTAGCTAATAATTCTACATAATCTAATATTTTTGATCCATTTACTAATGAAGCTATGTTTTTTACACCTGTATTCCATAAGTTCATTCCATTTATATAACTAAAATAAAAATTACTAATTTGTCCTGTTGTACGTTCAACAGTATTCATTAATCCAAACATATCAGAAGTATCTGCAAATAATGCAGCTCTAGTTCCTAAATACATATCTGCCGCTTCACCAGCTAATAAAGCATCTTTTTTAGATAGCTTTAACATTCTCCATCCCATATCATTAAAAAAACCTTCGTATAATCTTCCAAAATTCTTTTTAATACCATCTGCCATTACTAATCTAGCAACATCAGGAACAGCTGCTAATATTCCTGACAAATATGTCATAGCAGTTATATTTTTAGCAACTCTAATAGTTCTTGAAATTGCACCTTCTGGATTTGCAGACAAGCCATATGTTCCTCTAATCAAACCAACATTAGATTCTAAATCATCCAAAACATCTATCATTTCTCTTTCTATAGCTTCTTTAGCTGATTTTGATTTAGCATTAAAAATTCTATCTGTGTATTCTTTATGTATTTGATTAATCCCTGGTTTAAAACCCCCAGCACCATAATTAATACCTAAAGCTCCAGGATCACCAAATCTTTCTGTTAAAACAATATCTGGCATAATAGATCTATAATATCCTCTTAATAAACCAAATGTATCAGATTCAATAAAACCACCTTTAATTAATAATTCATCTGTAATATCTAAGTTTCTAGCTTTTACATGATCTGAAATACCTGCTGGATTTGTTACATATCCAGTTTCACTATCAATAATTTTTTGCCATTTTTGTATTCTGTAAAAAGGTTGCTGAGTTAATATTTCATCTACTATTTCTTCAGCTTCTGAATACTTTGCATTTCTATTCTTTTTAATTAATGAATCAAAAACAAGTTTTGTAAATTGAGTTTTATTTTTTTTAATAACATCTTTTTTATAAAATCTAGGTAAATAGTTTTTTCTTAAACCTTTATTTGCTGAAACAAAATCTAACTTAGATTGTAATTCATCTATCTCTTTTTTAATTCTTAAAGATGAAAAATCTTCATCACCTATTTTAATAGTATTACTCCCAGACTTTTTTAAAACATCTAATTTACCTTTCCAAAACTCTAATTGTTTTTGAGGCATAATTAAAAACAAACCTGATTCATCAGCTCTATTTCCAATTACATCATAGTAATTTTCTCTAACATTTCTTGCACTTTGTACTATTTCATCAATTTCATGTTTAAAACCATTAGACAAAGCTATAGATATTTCTTTACGAAATTCTGGAAATGATAAAACTCCATCTTTTGAGTATCCAACTTTTTTCATAAACCGAGATACAGTTCCATAATCTTTTCTTAATTCTTTAGACATTCTAGAAAGATATTTATCATACATATCTTCTACAGATCTCATTGTCGTTATAATTAATGACTTACCTCTAGTAATTTCATTCTCAACACTAATTGTTGTAGCTTCATTAAAAGGTTTAAAATTTTTGTTTTGATATAAAGGTATTTCTAATAACTCTGTTACCATTTCTCTTGCCGATAACACTTTAGATTGCAATCCTCTAAAAATAGATGTAAGAGGTGAATTTTCTAAACCTATCATTGTTTTATAAATTTCTTCACCTACCATATCTTCATTATAAGATTTAGGTTGTGCTTTAGGATCTGCTGAAGCTCCTCCACTTTTGGCACCAAACTTTTCATTAGGATCTAAATATCTATAATCTACTTCATCACTATTATTTAATTTAGCTGCATTTTTAGAATTAATATTATCAGCTGTTGCTGTATATTTTTCATATCTTCCCATAGATGTGCTAATAGGAAGATTGTTAATTCCATTCAATTTATTAATTAAACCAGGTAATAAAAAACCTGCTCCAGCAATAGCTATTCCTTCATCTAAACTTCTTTCATCATTAATAGATTGTTTTATAGCTTCTTCTGCTGTTAAAGCAGCACCAAACCTAGTAGGGTGCATAAATGTTTTTCCACCTGCTGCAATATCAAATATTTTCTTACCTTTAGTAAACATTAATATAGATGTTGGATCTGTTAATGCTCCAGTAATTCTTCCAACAATGTATAATGGTGCATATATTTCATTAAATTGTTCTCTTTCTAATTTGCTAATCATATTAGCAGTTTCTTCACTAGATTTAGAATCTTCAAAATAATGTAAAAATCCTTCATATTTTTCTAACTGTGGATCAGTAAATCTTGAATATAATTTATCTTCTGGAAAAGATTTTTCTTCTTTAAACATATTTGCCATACTCATAGCAACTACGTTTTCATCAACAAAACCTTTCCCTAGTATAGAAAAAGCATCACCAGGATTATTTATAATAGATTCAAAAAAATATTGTTTAGGTTTTATAACTTTTTTAGGACCTTCAGCAGAAATAGGCTTCATGCCTAAAGATTCCCTAACTATTCCCATTTATTTATTACTATCTTTAGTCATTGTTGTTATATAATCTAATTGAGATTGTTCCATAAATTGGTCATGTAATTCTTTAATAGATTTCCAATCATAATCTTTTTCAACCATATTTGAAATATTTACCCCACCTAATAATTCAAAAATAGGATTTCCTTGTAATTTTTCTTCTACAAAACCTAAAACTCCATCAGATATACTTCTGCTTCCAAATGCACCAAATTGTAAAAATCTATAAATTTCTTTTTGTACTTTAACTGGTAAATTGTTTAACAAGTTATCTTGTGAAGCAACATATTTATCTAAATATTTTTCATATACTTGAGGTAATAATATTGGCGTTTCTCCTGGTCGCATCCCTATATCAGGAGCATCTAAAGTTAAAACTTCATCTCCAAAAGCACCTAAAGGCATTTCATTAAGTAATGAATTAGGACTATTTGTATATATTTTATATTCTGGTTGATTTTTGCCTTCTATTGTTTTGATATTAAATTCATTATTACTTAAAGCCTCCATAATATTTTCTATAGTAGGTAATCTAAATTCACCTTCATCCATATACAAAAATGGCATATTTTCACTTAACCAAACATCTCTATCTAAACCATCAATAACATCTGATTGCTCATAACCTCCTAATAAGGTTTTTATTTGTACTCCTAAATATCTATAACTATCTTCTCCACTGTAACCTAATTTAGCTAATTCATTTTCTATCCCATACTTAACTAATTTACCTTGACCATTTCTATCAGCTAAACTAGATACCGAATATCCTTTATTAGATAAACTTGTTAAATATTGGTAAGTAATTTTAGGTATAGCTTCTGCCATTTGTGTTTTAAATACATCATTATTATCTGAATCTGGGTTGTATAATCCTACATCTACATATTGTGGTAATGATGTTTTAACAAATTGTAAAAGATCTGCTTTAACTGTTGGATCTATATCTAAGAAAAAATCTGAAAATTTAGTTTTAAAGAAATCTCCAGGAAGTACAGCATCTGCTACAGTTGCAAATTCTCCTGAAATTCCTAAAATTGCTTTTGTTAATCCACCAAGATCTTCAAAATTTCTTTCACCTTTTGGAACTATATATTCTTTAAAAGGATTTTCTCTTGAAAGATCAGTATTAGGATTTCCATTAAAACTATTCCATAAATCTGTCCATCCAACATTTATTCCTCTAACATTGGCTACATCATCTGCTATTTGAACAGCAAGATAATCATTTAACCCGTTATAAAAATCAGAATCATTTAATATTCCATTAATATATTTATCATAAGCATCTTTATTATTTCTTTTAACATCATTGTTTTTTTGAAACATTCTCACTAATTCAGGCATACCAATAGCTTCTGTAGTAGGTATTCCTCCTAATGAATCTAAATAAACAAAAAACTCAATATCTTTAACATCAAACTTTCCATTTATATCTGGATTTTCTCCATTTATATATTTATAAAACTGATATTTATCTAATAATATATTTGATTCATTTTGGTCTATTTCAGATTTTGTTGTTATAAATTGTACTTGTTTAAAATCATCTTTAATAAAATCTGGAACTTCACCTTCTTTAATAACTTCTAAATGAGCTCTTGTTGTATTACTTTGTTCTTCTGGTAATTTAAGATATTCATTAAAAAATGTTTCAGGGGTATAACTTTCTTCTTTCATATACTCATCTACAATTTCAGCTTTATGAACTTTGTAGTTTTTCATGTAAGATTTAAATTCATCAATATTTTTAAATGGATTAATTCCTTCTTCCTCTAAAGTGCTATATAAAACTCCATAATTAGCTGCATTTAAGTTTTTTCCTTGACCACCTAAAAACTCATACACTTTATTTAAATTTTTTGCTTTTGTTAAAAGTTCATTGTTTTCTGTTTCATATTGTAATTCAAATTGATCTACTACTTCTGAAGTTAATGTTGATTGAAACGCTATAGATTTACTATTATAACCATTTACTAAATTTTTAAATGTCGTTATATCATTTTGCTTTTTTAAGTTATTTGATCTTTCTGCAAAGTCTATTTCTGTTGTTTTTATATTCTTTATGTTTTTTACAATTTCATCACCAACACCAATTGCATTATTTATTTCTTCTGAAGTCATGTTCTTTTTACTTCTAACAATTTTTCCATCAATATAATCTTGTCTATACTGTCCATATTGTTTTTCAAATAAATCAATAGATTCTTGATCTGACCAATTAACTGACTCAGCTAATGCTTCTATTTGACTTCCATAAAGTAAACTTTCTAATCCAGATAATAAATTATTTGTTTTTAATTCTTGATCGTATTCACTAAATTGCAAAGGATTTTGTTTTGAATAAACAGATAATTGTTTACTATAATCTGTAATATGAGGTGTTAAAGTTCCCATAACAGCTGTCAATGCTATTTTTTTGTTTTCTAATGAAAGACTATCATCATTTAAAATATCTTGAGTTTTTTCAAACGCTAAACCAGTTATTAAGTTTTCACTTTTTAAAATATTGTCTGATGCTTTTTTGTTTAGTAACTTTTCTGCATAAGATTTAACTTTATTGAAACTATCTAATGATCTTTGATCTACATAATTACTAATATAATTATCAAATCTTTTTGGTGCTTCTTCTAATAATTTATTTCTATAAGATGTTATTTCTGTTTTCATAGCACTCATATCAGGATTTGTACTATTTAAATATTTCTCGTTTATTTCTGAATAAAACTTTTCTACGTCTGTTTTTAAATTAGTTTTGTATTCCTCATCCATAATTTCGGCTTGAAATTGATTTATTTTAAATGCTGTATCTCCCATTTTTTCTAAAGCAGCACCAAATTGACTATAAGATGGTTGTACAACCCCTGTGTTTTGATTTAAAAGTGTTGTTCTATTTCCTTTTTCTAAAGCCATTTTTAATCCTTTTTATAATAATCATAATATGCCCATCCATTTAAAGCATATGAACTAGCATCAGCTATTGCACCAAATGTAACAGATTGTCTATCTATTTTTGAATTTACTATTGCCTGGTCATATTTTGATTTTGATAAATTTAAATTTAATCTAATATTACCAATATCTTTCACTGCCTGATTCATTACATCCTCTTGTATGGTCATAAAAGATCTACTATCGTCTAATATACCAGCTGCTCCTGCAATAGCTCTATTATTAGAAAGTGTAATATTCATTTGTTCCCTTCTCATATTTTCTTCTTGCAAAGCTCTTAACTCAGCTATTTTCTTTTCATCTTCATATCTTTTTGCTTGTTCTGCTAATGCTTGGGATTGTGCTGATGCTTGAGCTAATGTACCTACAGTAGATACACCTGCTGATATTAATAATGCTGTTTCTACTCCCATTTTAGTATACTACCTCTAATGCTACACCCAAAACTTTTAAAGGCAAGGGTGCTGTTTGTGTTATCTTTAATGTAGGTTGTCTATCATAACCTAAAAAGAAAAACTCTTTCTTTCCTGTTACTTTATCTACTGC